CTGATTTTTCCATTCAGTATATCATGCACAGCTCTGTTGAGACTCACATACAAAAAATAATGTTTGAACTCTGATCGATTTTCATCTGCCCAGTCCATCATGGTAGCCAAACTTCTCTGTACAGCAGACTCCACAGGCTCGTGTTTGATCATGTCATAGAGATATGATTCATACAACTCATCTCTGCACCAATGATCCAGTTTGACTCCACTCTTGATCACATAGTCAACAAATTTATCTGGGTACAATGGATTTACATTGTTTATAAAACTACCAAATTTTACAAAGGCATTGTAGTAGCTGGTATCGCAAAACTCCTCATAGGTTTTGTTTTTCTTGCCACCCTGTGCCAGACGCCAAAATCTATTGAATGCCATGTATCCGGCCTGTACACGCTTTTCATTCTTTTGCAGAGCACGACGCTTACGCTCGCACATGTGTGCAACCAGAGTTTTTTCTTTCATAAAACTCTTGCCACAATGCACACAGTTGTAAGGTTGTTCTGCTAGTCCTATCATTTGATTCCAAAATGCATTTTAATCATTTCTGCCGCACCGTTGGATGTGGTTTGTGTGGCATTGCCTTGAACACAAATATCCACACACTGTTGAACAATCAACTCGGCAAACTTTTCAGCTCGCTCATCAGGAAATGCAAAAGTCCAACTACCGCCTTCGAGTGGACGAGTTCGAGTTTTTTCCCATAGCTCTGCAAACTGTTTATTCATATTCTTTCCTTTGTTTTTTATCAAATCCAAGACTGTCAAACAGATTGGTTTTATCTTGAGCAGTCATTTGTCGTGCCAACATTTTAATCTCGGCCATTTTCATAGCAGGATATAAATCACACAATAGTTTTTCAATCTTGACTGCTTTTTCTTTTGAACCCATTTTAAGATACTGATGTTTCACAGACATTCCTGCGCCGGTGGCCGCAAACAACTTCCATAATAGTGCCTTGTGATTTTTACTTAGACTCCAGTGATCTTTGTTGACATTGTCATTGACTCGAGTCAAAAACCATTCTTGTATATCTCTATCACCATCACTGTTGCTGACATATCTCATCAACACATAAGGACTAAACACCTTTTTTTCTTCATCGGTTAGGTTATCATAAAAATCATAGTTCCTATGATCCACTGCGGATAACTCTCTGCCTATATCAAGTTTTGCTGCCATTATTCATCCTTGGGTGGCAAACCATTACTATGACGATCTGTGGTTTTTTCTAGATCTTGAAACAACCGTTTTTCTTGTGTGGTTAGTTTGTCTTTGTGTGTTTTACGCGGATTGCCGCACATATAACATTCAGGATTTCCACAGTCCATGGCATGATGTTTTACTAGACGATGCGGTTCTTTGATGTTTTGTTGATCAAAATGATTGTTAGACTTAGCAATCTTTACCTGCTTGTTTATGGCATTTGTATCCTTATGCCTGCGTGTAGAGTTTTTAATTTTATCGTCTTCGGTACTCATGCTATTCCTTACTGAGGTGATATATTATTTTAGCACGTTCTAGTGCTTCATGTAAAGCAGGATTTGTTTCAGCGGCACGCCGGATTTTACCCCATAGGTCTGCTTCGCGTAAATGTTCATGCAACGGTCGACCGTCAGGAGTTCTAGTGTCAAATTCCCCAAGTGGTCGACGAGTCACCGTTTTTCCACCGTCAGGGCTTTCATAAATCCATTGTGTCATATCACCAACATTTTGTATAATCAACCAACTCGCTTTGACGACTTACTTCTTTGACAAAATAAGCACAACTGGGTTTTGGTCCAGCATGTAGCGGAGTACACAGCAGTTGTCCAGGTCGCATCTTTGGAAAGTACCATTTGACATCTTGGTAAACATCAATGATGTCAATGTCCATAAATTCTGGTCTAAATCCTGAAATAGGGTTGAAGCAAAATGTACGGAATCCGCGATCATTCAAACTGGTCAATGGCAACACCTCCATGCTGGGGCCTTCAGGATCGCCTACAATGGTACACCAGTCCAAGGGCATGGTAAGTTCGTGATCACCTATTTTCAGTACCACAGCAGGGCCTGTAAAACTCTCTAAAAATATCAAAGGAATAAAAAAATAATCAGGTGCTGAACTATCACTGTTGTCTAATACAGCAAACCTCATATCATCGTCTATTTCTTCGGGTAGTTCATTGAGATAAAATATTTTATCATCAAGTGTAAGTATTTGCATTATTGGTATTTGACCTTTTCGATTGTAAATGGGTAATGGGCTTCTTTGTAAAAACGCTTTCTTTCTGTAAGATGCCTTTTAGCGTATTTTGTACTGGCTGTTAGATCCCAGATTTGTACGAAGTCTTTGTCTTCCGCTTTCCTAATGCCTCGCCCAATAGATTGTATAACCCTGACAAAGCTCTTTCCGGGTTCCACAAGAACCAGATTAAAAATCCTTGGAATATTAATACCCACAGCGGCCACACCGTAAGTCGCCACAATAGTCTTATTATCACTAATTTTAATTTCGTCATATTCTTCTTTCCGATCTTTGGTTTTAACAGATCCGGAAATAAACACGCAGTCTTTTAACTGTTCAGTGATCATTTTTCCAGATTCAATTCTATCAACCAATACCAATGTATTTCCTGTTTGGCTGATCTTTTCTATCAGGGCTATTATATAATCAATCCTGGTTCGATCTGTGACCAGATATTTTAGTTCTTCGGCATAGCCTGCAAATTCTTTCCATTCAGCAGTTTGTATGATGTTGACATGACAGTTGCTGAGTACACCTTTTTCCTGTAAGTCGTGTGCACTTACACGCCCGACCACATCACCAAGGCTCACACGAATATTTTGAAAATTTATGTCTTCTTTGGGAACCGTGCCTGTGAGTCCCCATCGTATCGGTGTATTCCTTAAATTCTGTGTCAGAAGTTTTTTAAGTACATCAGCCTTGGCCATATGTACCTCGTCCACGATCACTGTGCTGACACCTTCTAAAAATTCTGCCAATGTCAACAGTTCTGAATCTCGGTCAAAATCCTTGGATTTTTTATCTAAAATATTCAAACTTTGCCAAGTACAAATGGTGTGTGTTCGACCCAGTTCTTTTCGGTCTCCATAGTACACACCTACGTCTAGACCTACGTTTCTAAAATCTTCTTCGGTCTGTTCAACCAAACTTTTGTTGGGTACTATGGTGATTGTTCGACCATATTTTTCACAAATTTTACTGAGAGTAGCAGTCATGATGGTCTTGCCTGCACCAGTGGCTACTTCTTGTAAACTTTGTGGATTACTTAAAAAATTATTTACAACTTCAACTTGGTCATCACGTAGTCTAATAGGTTGGCCGGCAAAACGATGTCCTTCGGGCCAGCATTTTTCACCCCAAAAATCCTCAGAAATTCTGTCAAATTCCAAGGGAGGATTTGTGCGCTGATCTTCAACTTCAATGTAGTAGTTTCTTGATTCGATAAATTCTAAAACTGGTCCCAACATGTTGACATAGGTAGTTCCGCCCAGCCCAAAAAAACTCACACTGCCGTCCCAACGACCTAATTTATAACTGGGTCTAAACCTTGCTGTAGGGTCCTCTAACTTGAATTTTTTGACCAAGGCTTTGCGCACATCAAGATCTAAATTTTCAATCTTGACATTGACTTCGTCTCGTATTATGACTTTACAGGTTGACAAGTTGAATGTCCTTTAATATTTGTTGGTCTGTATAGTATAACACATTTTGACAGTTTTTAACATAGTCTTTGATGGTATAATGCACATGATAAAACCCCAAATTAATCACGCACTGAAATTTGATATTACTTTTAAAAATTGGTTTAGGTACTTTACCACAAATAAAAACAAATCGAGTATGTTCAGAGATAGGATTATTTAGACCTTGATTTTTTATAAAATCATTGAAATTTTTACCATTTTTTTCTGATGATAATCTAAACATAACACTCATTGATTTGTTGTCATATCCTTCCGCTATCAAAAACTCATGGAACATTGATAATTTTTGATATTCTTCGCCGGCAGGAACTATGATCAAACATGGATCCATGAATTTCAACACATTTTTAAGTGCTGATATTGAATGTATATTGCGATCAACACCCAAAGATTTGGTTGGATCTAAATTCAACAATGACATTAAAATTTCATCAGAATAGTCTTTTAAAAAATCATCAATTTTTTCATCCCACACAGTTATGCCATATTTTCTTGCTTCAATGATTCCTGATATAATATCGGTGGCGCGAATTTCAGGCACAAAATTTGGTACATTTTGATAAGCCAATGTTTCATTTTGCAAAGTCAACATTGGAACATACTGTTCAGGCGATTGAAGTACCTGTTGTGTTTGAGTCAACAGCTCAGACAATTCTGAGTCCATTTCAAACGGAGACAGTTCGTGCAAGGTTGATAAAAAAACCAAGGAATTTTCACTGAAATCAAAAAACCATGCTCGCTTGTCTCTATCAAATATTGACGTATTGAAATTTTTACGATTTGCCTTGATGAGATTTATATACTCTGCATTATAAGGAAATTCCAGTTTAAG